TTCAAGGAATTGTAATAAACTACCAAAGCGGTCTTAGTGGTCCGCTATCAACAACTTTTGCCAATATAACCATACCGCCAAACACAACGGCCAACCTCGGTTTTGTGTTTACGACTCCACAGGGAGGAACCATTCTTCAAGGAGCAACCGTCCTTTGGGAGTGCTTGGAGAACCCTCAAACCTTGCACACGGTTGACATGAGGACCGCCCTGCCTGCTGACGTGAAGCAGAGCGACCTCCTGCAAGACCTGCAAAAGATGTTCAACCTCTACTTCATGCCGGACCCTGCCGACCCGAAGAACCTCATCGTGGAGCCTTGGGTGGACTTCTATTCATCAGGGGTCGTGGACTGGTCGCAGAAATCGGATGAGAATGCCGAGCAGAACATCACGAACGGGGACCCGAACCAGTACAAGACTATCGTGTTTAAGTACAAGGATGCCGGGGATTATTTGTCCAAGTTGGACAAGTCGAACTACCCGCTTGCCAAGGAAGGCTACGGAGGGCGAATCTTCACCACCGACAACTTCTACGGCAAGGGGGAGAACATTGTCGAACTCGCTTGCAGCACTCTAATCCCTGCGAACTTCACGACTGACAAAGTAATCGGTAGGGTTTGGGACTTGGATGGCTCCGCTTTGTCGGGAACCATCAAGACTTTGCAGAGCGGTTACCGAATAGCCCAATACAACCTTATCGAAGCACCGACGACGTGGGCCTACCAGTACGGGGTCAGCGGTTCGGTAGCACTCGCAGAGTCGTTGTTGAATCTGCCCTTTGTCAGCCACCTTAACAACCCTTACGCAGCAGATTTCGACCTTGCCTTTGGAATACCTAAGCAGTTGTATTATGCGGTGAATGTCGCCGCAAATAGCGACCCTTACGCATACACGAACAACAACCTGTTCAACATCTATTGGTGGAATTTCATCCAAGAAACCGTCAGTCGTGAGGCGATGCAGTTGGAACTCTCCATCATGCTCAATGCCGTGGACATCAGCCAACTCGACTTCCGAACCCCTATCTACTACGGGGGGGTCCGTTGGAGGTTGCTTGAGATTCGGGACTACGAGATAGGTCAGCAGAAGCCTTGTCGGGTAACCCTTCGCAGGATTCTCAACCTAACCGAGTTCGTTCCAAAGCAAATCTATTACTTTCCCTACGATGGGCCAGTTCCAGCAACGGACTCGGACTACCCGAACGAAGTATCTCCCATTCCAACCGTCAAAGAACTCCCAGCGGTTGCTGGTCCTCAGGGTGCAACGGGTGCGACTGGAGCAACGGGTGCGGTCGGTCCAGCAGGTGAAGGTTTCACGCCGGGCGATGCGGCAGGGGACATCAAGTATTGGGACGGAGCCGATTGGGTCAACTTGGCTATCGGTACGGAGGGTCAGGTCTTGGAGGTTGTATCGGGATTACCAGCATGGGCAGACAAATAAAAAACTATGGCAGTTACTAAAGAAATCGTCCTCGAAGTAGGAATCAAGGACTCGACCGCACAAGGCACGACGAGTGCGAAGCAGCGTCTGCGTGAACTTCAAAAGACCCTGACCGAGATGGCTTTGGCTGGAGAATCCGGGACCAAGGCTTTCAAGCAAATGGAGGTCGAGGCAGGGAAACTCAAGGACCAAATCGGGGACACCTCGCAGCGAATCAAAAACCTCGCATCGGACACACGAAACATCGACACCTTCGTCGCTGGAATCCAAGGAATCACCGCTGGCTTCCAAATCGCTCAAGGTGCAGCAGCGTTGTTCGGCTCCGAGAACGAGGACTTGCAGAAGGCGTTGTTGAAGGTCCAAGGGGCGATGGCTCTCGCTAACGGAGTGCAACAGGTCGCCAACCTGCTCAACAAAGACTCCATTCTGATAACCCAAGGCCAAGCAGCAGCACAGGCACTCTACGCAACGGCAGTCGGTGCAAGTACGGGGGCGATGAAGGCTTTCCGAATCGCCCTCCTTGCAACGGGTATCGGTGCAGCCATTGCAGCCGTAGGGCTACTTATCGCCAAGTGGGATGAACTCACCGCAGCGGTCCGCAGGTTCCTGAACCTACCCGACCCAGTCATCGCAGCGAAAGCAAGGGAGCAGGCGTTGATGCGTGAAGAAGCAGCCCTCTCCAATTACCGGGATGCATACGAAGCCCATACGAACGCCCAAATCGCAGCAGACCAAAAGAGGGAGGCACAGGTCAAAGAACGCCAACGCAAGGAAGCAGAAGCCACCCAAAAGCGTTTGGAGCGGTTGAGAGAGGAGAACAACGCCATCATCAAGTTCGTAGAGGACCTGAACCTGCAACTCTACGAAATGGAGTTGGATAGGTTGAGCGAGCAGGAGCAACTGCAAATCAAAGCGATGCAAGCCGAAGCACAAAGGCGGATGCAGGTAGACACGGCTGACGCAAAGTCGAAGATGGGTCAAGCCCAGCGTGAGCAAGACCTTGCTGGACTGCGTGAGAAATACGTCGGTCAGTCCTTTGGGGTTATCAACGACATCATCATCGCATCGGCTGGAAAGAGCGAAGCAGCACAAAAGCGGGCTTTCAATGTCGCCAAGGCTGCTGCTATTGCCCAAGCCATCGTTAACACCTATTTAGCCGTAACATCTGCGCTCTCTACGGATTCAACAAAGTTGGTATTCCCCGGACAAAGGTTTGTAGAGGCGGGTCTTGCTCTTGCTGCTGGTCTTGCAAACGTCGCCAAGATTAAGGCTCAACAATTCCAAGGCGGAGCAGGTGCGGGTTCTCCCGGTGCAGACGTAACGGGTGCAGGAGCAAGCGCAGCACCACCGCCCATCTTTGCGAACCCACAAACGACCAACCTCGGCACGGGCGAACTCTCGGCAGGCCAAGGTCAAGGAACGCAACCAATGCGAGCCTATGTCGTGGAACGGGACATCACTCAAAGCACTCGCAGGGTTCGGAGGTTGGAGGAATTTGCAACTCTTGGAGCCTAACCACATTTACCTGCATGGAACTACCCATTTACAGGATGACCGTGGACGAGGTGGATGAAGGGGTCCAATTCGTGGCCCTCACCGATATGCCGGCAATCGAACGGCCATTCCAAGCCTTCGCAAAGACACCACAAAAGTTCACCGAAACAGGCGAACGCAGGGTCCTGACTGGGCCTCTCATGCTTGCAGACACTCCCATCTTTCGCAAGGACGAAACGTATGGCGAGTACTACGTCGTCTTTGACAAAGCCACCATCCGCAAAATCGTGCAGAAGTATTTCAAGCAGGGCAACCAGCACAACGTGAACGCTTACCACAATGCCGAACTGGATGGCGTGTTCATGTTCGAGTCCTACATCACCGATGCCGAGCGTGGCGTGATGCCTCCCAAGGGCTACGAAGACACCCCCGACGGCTCTTGGTTCGGTTCCTTCAAAGTAGAGAACGACGAAGTTTGGGACAACCGCAACCTGTTCCGGGGTTTCTCCGTTGAGGGCCTGTTCGGGATGGACAAGACCGAATCCGAACTGGAAGTCGCACTCGCTGGCTTGGCCGATGAACTTACCGCTTTTTTGCAACAATTAACCCCCACCTACAAATCCCACTAACTATGAACCTGAAAAACGCAATTGAATCCCTGCGAAGTGAACTTCGTAAATTCAGCACCCAAAAGCAGTCCTTCGCTGACTACAAGTTGACCGATGGCACGGTTGTCCGTGTTGACGGGGACCTCGTTGCCGGGACTGCCGTTTACGTTGTTGCCGAAGAAGGCACACTCCCTGCCCCCGATGGCGAGCACGTCGTCGAAGGCGTTGGCACTATCAAGACCGAAGGAGGCAAAATCGTCGAGGTCATCGCTGCCGAAGTAGCAACCCCCGAAATCGAAGCCTTGCCCGTTGCTGCTGAAATCACTCCCGAAGTAGCCGTTGAGGTAACCGAGGAAATCAAGGAGGCTTATCCTGCCATGACCCCCGAAGTTGTCGAGGCCATCGTCGCCAAGCACCTCGGAGCCATCATGGAAGAACTCAAAGCAGCATACGCTGAAATGGGAAAGATGAAGGAGAAAATGTCCGCATTCGCAAGCCAAGTTGAAACCATGGCCGACATCGTCGAAAAGGTTTCCGAACTCCCAGCCGAAGCCCCCAAAGCAAGCGGTTCAGCAATCGTTGAGCAACGCAAGGCTCAAGCCTCGCAGAACTTCAACGCTCTCGCACAAGCACTCCAATCACTCAAATCCAAAAACTAACCCCCTAAACCCCCACTAACCATGGCATTTACTTTCGCAGGATTAACCTCCTACACCGACCAAGAGAGGCTTCCTCTCATCACCAAGGCCGTGTTCTCGGCCCGTTCAGCGGCACTGTTCACCAAGCAGGTGGGCATCAAGTTCGCTGCTGCCCTCAACCTCATGGACACCGATGCTTTGATTCAAAGCGGTGATTCTTGCGGTTACACAACTTCAGGAACGACTGCCTTCACCCAGCGGAATATCACCGTTGGACGCATGAAGGTGCAGGAAACCCTTTGCCCACGTTCTTTGGAACAATACTGGATGCAGACCCAGTTGACTGCTGGCTCTACCTACGACGGTGTTCCCTTCGAGCAGGCTTTCTCCGAGCAGAAGGCTCTCCGTATCGCAGAGGCTTTGGAGAACGCAATTTGGAAGGGTAACGCTTACTTCAGCGGTGTTAACCAACTCTTGAACGCTGCATCGGGTTCTACCATCAGCGGCAACACTGGTGCGGTTTCTGCGTCCGTTGGTATCACCACAGGCAATGCAATCGCCATCTTCGACGGCATCTACAACCAAATTCCACAGGCCATCCTTACTCGGAACGACCTCGTTATCTTCTGCGGTTGGG